CGCGTACGTCTGAGAGACTGCCATTTAGATCATAACCGGGTGTGATAGCAAAATTAGCACCACCACGATAACCCAAATACATCCCAGCCACATAGGGCATATGCACCATCGTATTAAACGCATAGGGAGCATTACCCGCTGCAGCAACTACTTTGTTTGCACTGTTAAAAGTTGGTAAAGCAGGATCGAAACCTGGTGTATACGGCATAATTCTATAAATCTTTCCCACAATAGACATATTGTCGGCTGTGAGAGAATCTAACCAGATAGTGTCCTGCGTCATATAACGATGTATAATCGCTCTCAAGGAATTGATTGCCTCACCAAAATTCTGAGCATAACGCTCTGTGTGAGGAACAGATTTAGTTCCAAAGGTATAACGAGTAGGTAAAATGCTTGTAATATCCTCTGCTTGTAAGGCAAACAAAGACGGAACAGCATTCGAACTTGTACCACCTATATGATCTGATGGATTGGCATACTCCAAATCATCACCTCCCTTAAGGAAAGCTAAGACCTTGATACTTCCAGTGGCTGGCGCAGTGAGCGTGTTCAACACTCTAACGGTCAAAATACCATTGTCAGTACCAATACGTGGGGCAAAACCAGCGGTAGTTCCCCAATTGGTCACCAATGTTTTATCCAACAACAACCAAGGTGTATCCTGATGGTATGGAATTTCAATTTCCAAATCATCCTGTTCACCAATATCAATGATTTGGGTATAAACAGTGTTCACATCCGGGTTGGTAGTGGTGATATCCGATCGGGGATCGTAGGAGATCTTCAAACGACCTTTGTGGAATTTAGTACAAACGATTTTAATACGAATGACAATTGTCCCACGCCAGTTATAAAAAAGACCCGCTACATACGACAATGGAGTGTGATAAACTCGTTGCCCCACAGTCGCAGAAACACTATTGACAATATTAGCTTGTTGATAGAGTGCTGGCGAAATGCGGGCACAAAACAGCAAATCATCAACAGCATTGGATGTTGACCAAACGCCAGAACCAAAATATGACTCTTTTTCCTTGATATAAGGTATAGAAAGCTCATCTTGAGGCATAAGCCCATGGAGTGTTGGATCTAAAGACAATTCCTGTTTTGGATCCAAGGAAAGCTTCTGAACTGGGGTTCCAATGTGACCTGATGCCAACATGGGAGCATTCATTGGTTGATAGCCTTGTATGTTGGAAATAACAGGAACATTGGTAAAACCAAATATTCGAGCTATAGAACCAACAGCCGTCGCACCAATCTGTGTGGCCCTAGCAAAAGGACCTATAAAAGGAACTTTAGTCAAATAGCCTGCAAAATTGGCAACGGCACTAGCGGGTTTGGAAACAACTCCACCCTCATCATACTCATCACCTTGCAAAGCCAATTTAGCTGTAGATCCCATCAATTCAACATCACTCATCCATGCAAAAACCTGTACTGTCACTGTAGTAGAACCACCAGTAACAGCAACCCCTAATGGGGCATAAATGACTAAGTTAAGAGATCCAAAATTTTGTACATCAGATGCTGATGTTAAATCCAACCAATTTTTATGGTAAAAGAAAGGCAATTCCATTTGCCCACCAGCGTTAGCCGCAGGAGTAATGAAAAAACCTGGTTGTTGAGAATATGGTGTTAAAATCGGCTCAGGGGCCGTTGTTGTGCGAATCTTATCATTCACCAACCCCAGAAGGGGTGAGTAAGCGGCTCGCATCAATCCGTATTGAAAAGGAGTTCCATTAACCATTATCTTGATATGTAATTTGCCTCTAACAAAAGCAAAGTTGTCAATTTTCTTTTTAATACCAACATTGTTTAAAAATAAATACCAGGGTTGAAGTGTAGTTTTGACACCAATGGTGTCCGCTGTACTCCAATTAACTGTAGCAATGTCGGTGGGACGACTCAGAAACTTGCCTAACTGCAATTCTTCTGTGCCGTCCACCTTGGCGATAGCGCTCACCTCTGAGCCAGCCATCACAATCTCCCCCTCAGCATTATCCACAAAAGAGACCACTTGTTCCGTGACCTCCAATGAGGAACCTGCTGAGGAGGAGACACCTGCATCTAATACTTCTTCAGACTGCAGGAGAAAGCGAGATTTAATACTCTGTAAATACGTACTCGACAACGTATCCACAGGCGCAATACTTTCGGTGATTGCTCCAACGACTTTTTCTTCTTCTTTATTATAATTATTTTGTGACAGTTTAAATTAATGCATACATGAATCGCCAAATACATATACACACAACTGGGAATCACACCCACTACGCCGACCTGAATCTCTCAATAAGAGTATCCCAGTTAGGAAGGGTAGACTCACTCACATAGAGCGAGTAGGGTTCGCAAGACAGCAACTCTCTAAAAAACGCGTGATGTTTTTCAAAGATTTCTTTTCCATAGAAAAAGTATTCACTGTTTGCACTAACAATAACGTCCACCATCTGTTTGTACTTATCAATAGTACCAGAGGGGACCCAAACGGTGAGTGACTTATGAATAGAGCTTTCCTCCAGCGGACAAACGTACAGTTGCAATTCCTCTTCCCATCGCCAAGATCGCTTTAAAAAAGCAAATTTAGAGATGTGGATATAAGGAACCGATTCTGATTCTTTATCCGCCATAGTATACTCGACGCCGATCTCACTCAAAGCGCTTTGAATAGCAGTGTGGTTGAACCACGAAATTTCTTTACTGACACCCATTCCATTGTCATCTCCATAAGTGAGAAGGTTAACATATTTTTTAAATGACCAACATTCTCTCTCTTCGGGATTAAGTTTCGCATACGCATAGCGCATGTACAAACTATTAACAATAGAATTCAAAATGACAGTCAAAGGATGTCCTGAGGGATTAGTTCCAAAGAACTCAAGCAAAACCCCCTGTAAATTGCAAAGGGGAAAAGAAACATCAATTGCAATACCATAAATGGCACGCAACTCCTGTGGTGTGAAACCAGCATCGAGAAAGATTTTGATAATGAATCTAAATGCAGCAAGCATAAATAATGCTATCATGCGTTTATCATATTTACCATAATCTCCACCAACAATTTGATCCTCACCATGCTTGGTGAGATAAAAATAAATTTCTGTCCACGATTTAGATTGGGCACACACCCCTGGGGCGGCTTCAAAAATAAACTTATTCATTTGCACTAAACGTACAAAACTGAGCAAGTTCTTTCTAACCACCAAACTAAAAGGCACAGGTGCCCCGGCAAACAATCGGGTTTTCTTAGCTTGAACTTTCGCCCAAGTGACCGCTTCATCTTTATCATGCATAGCATACACCGGGTAGGTGCGCTCGCACTTATCATACTTAGCTTCAATTTCTCGAACCTCTTCCCATATTTCAGGGGTAAAATCAACTCCATCAGGGTATAACTCACTCGGAGCTTCCACAAGAAATTTTTTCTTAGTGGTGTTCCAAGGGAACCCCATAGAAGTGTTCTTGTTGATGGCATCAATATATTTGACACCCGGTAACCCATTAATTGCGGCCAAGTCGGAGAGAATGACTAACTCACCTCTCCAATCTGTACCGTGTTTCTTATCCAATTCATTTATAACCGTGTGGGCAAAAGCCTCCACACAGTGTTCAAGCAATTCCTCATCAACATCTGTATATGGTTTTATCATCTCTTTAATATTATTGTAGTGGGGTTCCCAACCATTCATGATGGGTTTTCCATGTTCAACTTCAATACCGAAATGATCCAACATCATAGATTGTAGAGGCGTATCACAAACTTTCGATTTCATCTTGGGCCTAAAGCCCGGAATTGTTCCATAAACTCGCGCAACCCCAGTTGGGAAGTAGCGAGTAATACATTTTGTATGCGGTTCAATAAGTTGACAATCTCCATTGAGAGATAGCTTTGGTGCAATTCCATCGGAAATAACAATCTCTTCAGGAATCATATTCAAAATATCCTCAACGGTGACATGTGGGGCACCATAAGTGCCCTTATAACCAATTGTATGTAGGCCCATAATAATAGGCCCACGTGGTGTCACAGCTATTGCTATAGATCCGCAATCACCACTTTGACTAGAGCGCGAAACCGCTTGAGCCATGTAGGTGTTTGCTTTGATCTTTAAGCATTCAATAGGGAAATTTTCCATATAGGCAGCATTGTAGAGATTGAAATACTCAACAAGTCCAGCTGGATCACGTCGCACATACAACATTTGAGTAATAGGCAACATCTTTGTATTCCAGAAATTGGTAATATCTTTCTTCGGGGCTGTATTGTCAACCCGCAACATAGCAAGATCCAAGGCCTCGTTCTCAATAATTGAGGAACGATTAGCATAAACAACGATATTTGGTGATAGACCAGAGGCCACACGTTGTGAGACAATCTTAATTTTAAATCGACCAACACCATCCTTGAGAGCATGTCTGTTAAAGAGCATATATTGCCCTTTTACATACACAGCTCCCATGCGAACAGTAACACCGGAGATCACATTTTCAACACATATGTTCACACAATTTGCACTAAATAAATCGCGAATAGCCTCATCCGTGTATCCCGTGCAGCTCAAAGCTGCTTTTGGAACATCGAATGTTGACAACTCAACAGTTGGATTATACCAAACATTGCTGGTTGTTTCTTTGGCCAATTGAGCCTCAGTAGTTCCCATGACATTACCTTGGATATCCACTTGCTCAATTTCCTCATCAACTTTTTTATTCTTTTTAGTTAATTTTTCTGAATTTTTATTTCCTTTTTGTTTCTTCACCACTTCAACTGCATCATCAGAGACGCTGTTATACACATAATTGCTTACCTTGTAAACGACAAAAACTGTTGTCACAAGCTTAACAAATTTTAATAAGTGATGAACTGAAATTTTAAATTTAATATTTCTACTTGTATTGAGAATATTTTGAACCCGAATTTCATATCCGCGTTCCATAAAGCGAGCTAACCACGCTGTACCAGCACGCATGCTCGCAAAGCGCAAAATCCACACACAAAACCACATAGACAAAATATTGCAAAAAATTTCACACACCATCTGAGAAACAGTGGCACTTAGGTAAGTTAATGCGATTGACGTGATAGCGCCCGCTTGGACACATTCACATTCACTCACAACACTATAGCACAAAGTGCAAACATTAATATCTTTCATTTTCACGTCGCAATTTTGCGATTTATCTTGATTTTGTTCATGTAGAAAAGATTCCCGCGCAAAGTGTTGCAAAAACAACTTCACGTCTGAAAACTTCGCCACGTCTACAAGGGCAGCCGAATCACGACCACAATGATCCACAGGCTCCAACTTTTGAACAGTAATTTCCCAAAAATCTGGAAAATTATCTTCAATTGCCGGCAACTTTGCAGGATCAATAAACTTCCCATTAGCATGAAGATATTCCCCTTTAGGTTTAACTTCAATCACATATGGCAAGCGACGTCGCACTGCCAAAGGACAGTGAAAATACTCGAGGGCATTAAGATCTGGAGCATTTGTAGTTGCCAAAACAAGTTTTGCCAAGACAGGAGTTTTACCCTTATCTTCTAGCGCAGCTTGAGGTGGCACATAAGGCACATTATTAATGACATTCAACATATCCTTCAATGTTGGATCAACATCAGAGCTCTTGCTTGGTAGCAAAAAAGCAATGTCATCAAATTGAATGCACCATTTACTGGAGTCAAAATTGCTCCAGTATTCATCAGTAGGACTGCGAACATAACGATAATGATCGTCAATATCGAGACCATGTGCTTTACCATAATAATAATAAAGCATCTTTGTAAAAGTGGACTTAGCCACACTAGAAGTACCATGGATTAACACACCCCAAGGGGCGCGTCGCTCTTGCTGACTAGAGCGCTTGGTAACTTCAATATTTTTTAACATCAGCAACGAATTCAACTTTTTACGCATACAGAACATTTCTGTTCCGTTAGCCTTAGCTGAATATTTACACATAGCTTCGCCTTTTTCAATAGTATCTGTTAAATCAGAAATAAATGAGAAATAGGTTGTTCCATGTGGTACCAGATTTGAGGTGAAGGGAGCAAGAGAAATTAATCTATCTGCCATCTTCATCCATTGAGTTAACTGAATGTTGTCGCCCAAAAGGGCAGTCCAATCACCAGTCTCCACATATGCATCATATCGTCCAAGAGCGTTAGTGCGGTATCAACAATAACCATAATAACTGGTAAACCCTCAGTATGGGTCTTCTTACTCTTCGCATACAACACCATATATTCCTCAGTGGACAATTCCTTTCCAAAAGCTTTCAAGAAACCATTCACGAGCAAATAGGTGTATACAATTTTCAATTTGTTGACAATAGGATTGTCAACAATCTTCTCCGCGGTTGTGAACAAATCACGCGCTTGACGCGTCATATCTCCAAGTTTACCTTGCAGATTATTTTGTTCCTTCTTAAATAAATCAGTAATAGACTTAGTCACAGGTTTACCTGTAACCAATTTAAAGGCTAGAGCGATACAAGCCAAATAATCGGCCATATTATCACACTTCCTCGTCCAGTAAGCAACTTGGAAAAAGTTCTCAAGCAGATTAAACATCCACTCATGATCTTTAAACAAAGTTGTATGAGCTGTGCTCAAAACTTCCATAATGGCTTCGAACATTTTTACTTGTTCTTCACCATTTTCAATAGCATCAGCCTGAAGCTGATACTTTTTATTCATTTCTTCAACTATCAACGCCTCTTCGCACTGGGCGACATGGGTGTACAGTTGGTAATTCATTTGGTTCTTCGCAATAAGAGTAGTTGTCATCATGATTAAAAGTGATTGATACATCATTCGTCCCAACACTAGTATCATTCGATCCTCAGTAACTATGTACCTAAATTCGATACCGGTAGCCGTTATAACGGGGCAGTCACATCGAACATTCAGATCTTCAGAGCTGGAATATATTTCTTAATAATGAGCTAAAGTTCAATTTCACTTCACTGGGCTTGGTAAATTCTTGCGAATGAATCCTAGTCTCCAGTAATTAAGCCATAGGCCGAGTTACTTTATCCCCGAACATTTTTGGGAAAAATATGATGGTAAAGGTTTAATAAAACCAGTAAAATATATACCTCTTAAAGGTTAAATATAAATAAGATAAAGAACACACGATTGATCCAAACGCAGCAATGATGCGAGTGGACATTACGGATTTACTTCTATAATATCTCATCTACTATCCGCGCTAAGCGGATAAGTTCAAACTATTTGAACTATAGGGGGAGGTAGTCATCTTTTATGAAAATCAAGGGAGCACTGGTGACAAGCCAGGCTCCTGAAAAGCAGACCATTTATTTAATCTGAGATTCCTCAAAAGTGATTGTCTGCACGTCGTTGACTTACAAACATCCGAACCTTCTCTGTTGGAAAATCCTCAACTCTGATTGTGAGCCATCGCTGACGGACACACATCCTAACAAGCTCTGTTGGATTTGCGGTGTATCCGCATCATCAGATCGCTTAAAACGATCCTAGGCCCCAAAAGGGACCCTAGATAACAACGTATATATATTTCTGCTAAGAAATATA